AGGTGATAGTCTGGCATATGATGCTCAACGGTATCGGGCAGCGCCGGGGCTTTATCGTAGTAAAAACCGGTGCCACCATACTCTAGGTTGGGCAGCACCAGCACTTCTTCAGAGACCGGCGTATCCGTAAACACCTTAGATAGATACAGCCTGTCAAAACGGTATAGGTTTTCATATGACAAAACCAATTCTACATGATGTCCTTGTTTTTTGTGATAGCCGGAAAGCTTCATACAAGCGAGGTTGGGAAACCGATGCCGTCTGCGACCGATAAGGTCGGCATCAATAATCCCTACATTCATACAAGGCCCCACTTTGCGAACTTTTCAAACCCGCCGACCCGTTTGATGTAGCGGCGGGCAATCTCAACAATTTCAGAGTAATGTTTCCCGTCGATAGTATCGTCGCCGATGGCACAACAAAGCTCTACGGGACTACCTGTCTGCTGCGCCTTTAAGAAGGCGTAGATATTGACGGACACGTCAGCCTTAGACAGATCCTTGCCATGGAGTCCGCCGCCGGTGACAGAATCGGCCATATCGCTGCCAAGTTTTCGATTGGTGGCACCGCAATCCACGTCGGGACCGCCGGTCCAATCGCCGAGCGGGTTGATTTCTGCATGGGGGTAGGCCTTTCGAAGATCTGCAGCAGCTGCGTTGCTCTGGCATATGATAAGCCGACCATCATTCAGGATGTATTTGCCATCGTAAGGATACTCACTATAGATATCCTTGGCGATACTGGAGAGTTCCTTTTGCTCCTCGGTAACAGGCACGCCCTTAAAGATGCCATTGTCACCACAGCGCACACCCTTCTCCTGATTGCGGGTCAGGTGAGCGTCTTGCGGGACAATCACGATATCTGCCATCACGTCCCCGGCGATCCGTTTGATTGCGGCGGCGATCGACTCTTCCTCTAATGCAGCAGTGGTCTCTACAATAGCGTGACACTTCCCATGACCAATGAGCACCTCGACGGCGACTTTGGGGTTATCCTCCAACTGATACGCCAGATCCACGACGGCTCCAGCGATACGGTCGGCCACCTTGTCCGGGTGGCTGGGGTTTACTTTTTCAAACATTATCCTTTCCTCGCTCTCAATAGTCTCTCCATCACGTTATCCTGCGGGTTTGCGCCGGAGTAATCGACGGAGCAGTTTTCTTTTACAATCTGGTAGATTTGGAACCATGCCTGGTTTACCTGCTTGGTGAACTGCTGCAGCATGGATACATACGGGCTGGCGATTGCATTGCCGGTGGTAGGATGCTTTGCTAAGAAGCCAAACTCAGAAACGGCTTCCTCACACTGCACCTGTCGGGCTACGCTCATTGCATACTGGTTGATGAGCTGAGTGTTTACCAAACGCTCACAGCCGAGGGACTTCAGCCATCGCCACGTCTCCGCATACACTTCTGCGGCGCACATGTCCTTTCCGCTTTTCTGCGCAGCCTTCATGTAATCTTTGATAGGAGGCATGTCTGCGCCCTCGAGATCAGCAGGGTCAGGAAGGCCCAGGACCATTGCCGACTTTCCAGCTGCCAGCTTGTCATTCAATGCTTTCTTTTTGGGGCCGGTTCCAGGGCGTGGGCCGCCTCTAGCAGTACCGTCTTTAGCCACATTTTCACCTCCGTTTTATGGGCAGGGGTTAATACCCCGTTTGAATAGGAATTTTTGCGTAAAAGACCCCGCGCCGCTTCCGGCTGATAGGGCCGTAGAGATTCAGATCGCCCCTACCGGTCATTTGTGTGGGGCAATCTAGTGCCGAGTTCTGCGTGTTTCTTCAAGTGACAGCTTCGACAGAGGGAGACAAGATTACTACGCACATGTGTTCCTCCATCAGCAAGTGGAAGAAGGTGATGAACCTCCTCCGCGGGGACGGTTCTCCCGGCCTTCAGGCATTCCTCACACAAGGGGTGCTCATGGATGTGTCGGTCACGGATTCGTTTCCACGCTCTGCCGTAACGCTTCTTAGCATCCGGGTCTCGTTGATAGCGGTTGTAGAAGTGATCTGCCTCTGGCTTATGCTTCGTGCAATACACTTCACCCGGCTCTGCAAAGTTCGGGCACCCGGTCATACGACATGGGCGTTTAGGACTCCTAGGCATCAGTTCACCTCCATTTCCGGGCATAAGGAAAGCCGCTAGGGAAAGCACCCCAGCGGCCTCGTTCTTATTATCTTGCTAAGTTTATCATACTACAGACAGGCCAATGAAAAACAGTGAAAAACTGTGCAAGGTTTATTCCGGCACAACGACGAGTCGTAGAGCCTGCTTGTGAAGGTAGTGTATGTTCCTGACCGTGTAGCCCATTTCCACAGCAATCTCGTCCCACGATTTGTAGCACAGGTACCGCAGCTCCAAAAGCATCTGGCACTCGATTTCATCCACGGATTTGATAACCTGTACCAGCTCTCGCTTCAAATCAACCAGACGGTCAATGTCTGCCTTAATTTCCTCCTGCAGGTCGACAATCTTCATGACTGCATCTGCCATGGTAGACGTGCTGGGGCTTGGGTTGTGGGGCATGCCAGTGATTGCTGAGGTGCACTTTGTAGCAAGCTCGTTTAAGGATTCAATCTGTTCAATCTTACTGTGGATACGCTCGTCCAGACGTAGGGCCTGCTGAAGATACGCCTTGGGTGTCATCTCAGGCCACCTCCTTTTGCAGCATACTCATCAGCCTATTTCCGTCGACTGAGGTCAGTGCGGAAAACCAGCTCGACAGGAAGAATCGCTCACAATCTGATTTCATTTGCAAAGCGGGGCCGTAATCCGCATTGCACTGCAAGTCCTTCAAAGCCTTGCGGTAATCATTGGCTGCGTTCACGATGATTGCATTGGCTAAGCTTTCAAAGGGTGTGTTATTCATGCTCGTACCTCCGAAATAGTTAGTGGTTCTCGGATTGGCACGGATTGTCGTTGATTTGCTCAGATTTTCAAGTCGGCCTTCACGGCGTCGATCAAAGCAGCCTGACTGCTGTCCTTTCTGGCCAACGCCCTTAGGATCCGCTCGTCTATGGTGCCTTTAGTCACGATGTGCTGTATAACAACGGTATTTGCCGTCTGACCTTGACGCCAGAGTCTGGCATTGGTCTGCTGGTACAGCTCCAAACTCCACGTAAGCCCAAACCAGACGAGGGTGCTGCCGCCCGACTGGAGATTAAGCCCATGTCCAGCAGATGCGGGATGGATTAATGCTACAGGGAATTCGCCATTGTTCCATCGCCGGATGCTATCCGACGAGTCGAGCCGAGAAAATGGGATTTGCCGCTCAGAAAGCCGCTTCTCAATTCTGGCGAGATCGTGTTTGAACCAATATGCCACTAAAAGCGGTTTCCCAGATGCAGCTTCGATGATGTCTTCTAAAGCATCCAACTTTCCGTCGTGGATAGTGGCAGTGCCGCCATCATCGGTATATATGGCTCCATTTGCCATTTGTGAGAGCTTATTCGACAGGGCAGCTGCGTTTGCGGCGGTAATCTCACCGCTGGGAAGCTCCAATACAAGCTCTTGCTTCATTTGTTTATAGCGCTCGTTGTCCTCGGGGGTGAGCTTAACGGCATATTCGCTTGCAATGAGTTCTGGCATCTGTAGATAGTCGCCTGATTTCATGGAAATGGTCATATCCGATATTTTGCGGTATATTTGGTCCTCTGCACCGGGGAGCGGCTTATAACTGAAGATAACCTGTCCGTTGCGTTTATCCGGAGTGAAGTAGTTGGTGCGGTACTGTGTAATGAACCGACCGAGTCTTGTACCCATGTCCAGCAACTTAAACTCCGCCCAGAGATCCATGAGCCCGTTAGAGCTGGGGGTTCCGGTTAGTCCGACGATGCGCTTTACCTTTGGCCGAAGTTTCATCAAGGCGCGAAAACGTTTTGATTGGGAGCTCTTGAAACTGGAGAGCTCGTCAATAACGATGGTGTCGAAATCAAGCGCCATGCCACTCTCCTCGATAAGCCAATGCACGTTCTCACGGTTAACGATGTAGATATCTGCTTTGGCCCGGAGAGCAGCTTTTCTTTCAGCTGCAGTGCCTATAACCACAGAACAGACTATATTTTGCAGATGATCCCACTTTTCTACTTCCGCAGGCCATGTATCACGGGCGACACGAAGTGGCGCAATGACCAGCACCTTGTGGATCTCAAAGCTGTCAAACAGAAGGTCGTTTAGCGCCGTGAGGGTTATGCTCGTTTTACCAAGGCCCATATCTAACAGTACCGCTGCCATGGGATGCGTTTTGATGTAGTTGATAGCGTAGCGCTGATAATTATGAGGCTTGAATTTCATCCAGCATCCCTCCAATCTGTTCTGGTTTATCGATCACATAG